TTGATTATATGCGAAATGGTACTCCTCTGAATGCATGTGAAGCCCGTAAGCGTTTTAAGGTTGCAAATATGCGCGCAACTATGAGCAATCTTCGTGAGGCTTTTGATCGTATGGACCTCAAGTATACTGTAGTTCGTGAGACCGTTAAGGGTCGTGCACACTACCGAGTTGTTCGCTCACGTAGTCGGTAAAATTTGTAAAATTTTTGTAAAGCATAAGACCTCCAGCAATGGGGGTCTTATGCTACTATCACATTCAATTCTAATGATACTGGTCCAACGAAATCAATATACAGATTTCTTGGAGAAGTAGTAGTTTTTACGTATATCAGTCCTGCTTGATCATAACCAGGTGTTCCGGTATAATACAAATTTTGTGTTACTAAATTTGTTTTTGTTATTTCTGAGTATACGAATACATTATATCCTTTTATGGAAGGATGACTAAGATCAATTTTAAATCCACTTGTAACATTAAATGAGATTACACTTGATGCTTGTAAAACGTAACAAGTTGGATAATTTAAAACAAAAGATGCTACTGGATTACCATTAGAATCAGCACCTTGGTTTATCTTAACAAATACTGATGCATCAAAGTCAAACGTTTTATCTCCACTTGCAGCATTATAAGAACTGTCAGAAAGTCTAGAACAAGAATCACATACAATCCATTGAGTACTGCATGTAGCCCCTTCAGATTGACTTCTTAAAAATGCTTGTAATTCATTTTGTTTTTCAAAACAATTTACTTGATTGCCATCACCATTATAAACAACATAACAACCAGTTGTTTTTGTACTCTTAGCCAGAATATCGGGATTAGAATTTCCACGAATGAATTGTGTTATTGTTTTAAATGATGAAGATAGATTTTCATTAGTAAGTGTTACACCACAATATATTAATTCTTTTTTATCTTTTAATTGTATTGCGCCAGAAACTAAAAGCTTACCAGAATTTAAAGTTGATCCTGCAATTTCAATATATTCTTGTTTGGAAAATACAGATCCTAAAATTCCTTTATTTAATACCGACTTAAATTTAGAATCATTTAAATTGTTTTTAATCCAATTAGAATTTGTTGCACCAACATACGTTGTTGAATACTGTGGTGGGTTTACAAAATTGTTTTTAATATAATAACTGTATGTATTATCATATGTAAACCCAGAAATAATACCACCGATAATAAGTTTATTATCACCTGTTAAAGTTTCAAGTCGTAGTACACCAGATATATCTCTACGTAGTTCTACATCAGCATCATAATAGTCACCATTGCTTAATGCAAAGGTTGTACCGGCTGGGGTATTTTGAAACATTTTAACTAATGTTGTTCTATCAGAATTGTCATAACATTCTGAATAATCGATAAAACAACTGGATCCAGCAATAGATACATTCGGTGAAGAATTTATATATCCTTTTGTAAATACTGGATCATATGTAGATCCAGATATTTCAAAACCATAATTTTGTATTAACTGGGATGCAGTGAGGAAAAATGACATATTATGTTGCTAGATATGTAATTACTTGTGTTCCAGTATTAGATATTGCAAATATTTTATTTGTGTTGATAACATTCATAGAAACGCTTTCACCTGGATCTAGAGCATAACCAAATGATGATCCAATCAGTCCAGATGTATTTCCAAGATATATAAAATCTGTATTTGTTGAAAGTGCTTTAATATTAATTGCAGCAGTTGTTGTGTAACCCGCTGAATCCATTTGTCCTACTGCAGCAGATGTAGCCGATAGTCTTCCGGTTTTGAAAGCTGATGGTCTTCCTACTCCCAAAGCAGTAAAATCACTTCTTAGACCAACTACTTCATTGTATATGGCAGTCATTCCACCCAAAAGATTGGTATCATTGATTGGGAGTGGATATCCACCAGAGAAACCTTGTACCGCTAGAGTTGTACCAATCGTTGCATTTATTGAGGCACCCACAATACTAACCTTTAAAGCATCACCCGAGATTCCTACGGCAGAGCCAGTTGTATCTACTAGATTAGCATAAACATATGTTAAACCACTTGGACCAAAGACAGAAACTGAATCAGTAGTCCGTGATAATGGTCTACCACCCGTTACTTCAATTCTGGTACCAGATTGGGTTGAAACGTATACCGGAGATCCACTGAGTCCAATGGCATTAACCGTGCCACTAACAACTACAGGACCTGCTGCAGGTCCTTGTACAGCGATTGTACCTGTAAATCCAGAGATGGTGGCCGTCATTCCACCTGCAATGGTTACAGGAAATGGTGTTGCAGATGTTACAATTGTTGCAGATCCAGTGACACCATATGCCAATTTCATTACTTGAAAATGTGCAGTGATACCTCCAAATCTAGCTACATCAGTAGCAACAGCAGCTGTAAGACCAGAAGTTTCAATAGTAATATTTGTGTCGTTGTCTACTGCCATGGTTTCCTCTAAATAGTTCTAGCAATATTTAGGTGTATTAAATTATTGGATAATCAATAATCGGTGATATAATAGTATTATGTATATAGACGAAGCCGCAAAAGAAAAATTTTCTTCCAAAATAATAGATAAAGTAAAAATTACAAAATTACCCTTTATCGATTGTGTTTTAGAGCTAGCCAATGAAATGGGTATAGATCCTAGTTCTGCTGGAAAATTACTAACTAAACCAATTATTGAAAAAATTGAAGTTGAAGCAAAATCACTTCATTTTATCAAAGAAACAAATAAAAATAGTAAACTACCTATTGACTAATTGATTTGTAGACGTATACTAAACACAGAAAGGCCGAGGTAGACCCTCGGGCAAATACAATGGCAAATTTTTCAGATTTCAAGAAGAAGAGTAAGAACTCAGTCGCATCCCTAACCGAGCGTATGGATAAGCTCACATCAAAGGAGAGTTACAAAGATGATCGTCTTTGGAAGCCTGGTATTGACAAGGCTGGAAACGGTTATGCAGTAATTCGATTCCTTCCTGAGATTGCAGGAGAAGATAGTCCCTTTGTTTCAGTTTACAGCCATGCCTTTAAGGGCAAGGGTGGTTGGTTGTTTGAAAACTGCCCAACGACTCTTGGAGAGAAGTGCCCTGTTTGTGAAGCAAATACCGAACTGTGGAATAGTGGTATTGAGGATGACAAGAATATTGCACGTAATCGTAAGCGTAAGTTGACTTACATTTCAAACATTCTTGTTGTTGAAGATCCAGCAAATCCAGAGAATAAAGGAAAGGTTTTCCTTTATCAGTATGGCACCAAGATCTTCCAGAAGATTCAAGCACTTGCTCATCCCGAATTTAAGGATGAGACTGCAATTGATCCATTCAACTTTTGGACTGGTGCAGATTTCAAGATTAAGATTCGCAATGTCGGTGGATACGTGAATTATGATCGTTCAGAGTTTGCTGCTCCTGCTCCTCTTCTTGGTGGTGATGATAAAAAGCTAGAAGAACTTTGGAAGAAGCAATACGCCCTCAAGGAGTTTACCGACAAGAGTCAGTTCAAGAGTTATGATGAACTCAAGGCACGACTCAAGAAGGCAACCGGAGACGATATTCGTGCTCAGTTCACCGAGTCAAAGAGTATTGAAGATGATGTCACTGATACGGTAGTCAGTGAAGATATTGAGGAAAAGGATCCTCTAAAGTACTTCTCCGAAATGGAGAATGATTGAAAAAAGCCCCGCAAGGGGCTTTTTTTATCCCCATGAAGGACGAGATAAAGTTCTATCCAATCGATCAAAGAACATTACGTTCTTTTGCATATTTGTTGTTCGTGATTCTGTACGACCTACATCATTGCTTACTAAATCTTGTTTCATACCAATTTTAGAATTTAATTCTTGCATCGCACTATACATTCCATTCATTTCAGAATATATTTCTTCTTGTCCGGATGCCCTATTAAGAATTCCTGATTGAATAGTCTCAGCACTTTGTACAATCGGTGTATTTAATGAAACATACGATGCCATACTAGATTGCATCGGATTTATAACTTCTCTGTCTGGAATTCTTGGTGATTGTGCTGTTAGTGAAACAACATTATTTTCTGGTTGTTTGATTTGATCCATTTCAAACACATAAGATCTTTGTTCTGAATTGGTTGAAGTATTTAATGCTTGATCAAAATTTGATTGTTCAGCTCTTAAATCTAAATCAAACGTGTTTTGGTTTATATCTGGATTCATTGATTTATTATATTAAATGGGTTATTATTTGATTGTGACGAATTTTGTGTTTGCAAATTTTCTAATAATAAATTGATATAGATTTCTCTCTCCCATACCATCATGTTTTCTATTTCTGTAATATTCCAAGAAAACGTATTTATTAATTTAAAATTTGATTTATAATAATCGGTAAGATCAAAGTATCTTACCGAAAGATAAAAAAATCTAATACCCCATTTACCTCCTTTTCAGAACCGTCTAGTAATTTGATTGTGGCTGTAAGTCTAGGTTGATTTGATAAAAAGTTATCAAATTCTTTTAACACTGATATTGGAAGGTTGTTTATTATTTCTTTAATTTCATCTGGTACAAATTTATTAAAGTCATAAATTTCTTTTTGAACAATTATTTTTTTAATACAAACTTTATAAAAATCATTAGTTTCAAAAGAATTTAATTTAAGAAGATCAGAAAAAATAGGTGACTCTAATTCAATTAAAATATTATTGTTTATATTAACAATTTTTTTATTTAATGAATTTACACAAACTATATCTGAGATATTTAATTCATATTTGTTTTTTTCAAATATAACCGATATATGTTCATCTACACTTTTTGATCTAATATGTAAAAACAAATATTCTGCATCTGCAATACATAATTCATTAATATCAATATTATTGGTATTATTTTTTATAATCTCATGAAGAGCAATTAGAGCTAATTTTTTATTATTTTCTTGTAAAATAATAGAAAGATTTTTAGCATCTTTTACTTTAAATGGTGTAAATAATACTTTTAATTTACTTACAGGTAATACTACTTCGTATTTTGGAAAATATACATTCAATTCATCTAATAAATTCATAATAATTATAATCTTTCGTTTTTATAATCTCTATAGTTAAACACTACCGTGTAACGCAAATATGGATCTGGTGCAACGCTACTAACTCTGAGTGGAGTTGTTTCAACAGGAAACACTTCATTAAAGGTATACCTAGAAACTCTATTTCCATTCAAATCTAATAAATTTAATATTACTTTACAGTTTTTTACAATATCATCATAGTATGCTAATTTAAATGGAGTATTATAACTTCCTACAGAATAACCACCACTATAGATAGCATTAAACCAATCGTTAAAAAACAATAACGTTCTATTATCACCGGTTACTGGAAATGTTATAGCAAACCCATGTGCAAAACTTTGGCTTCTTGGAATCAATCGTCCAACACCATAGCCGGATAAATCGTCAGCAACATGATCTATGGCTCGTTGATTTAAAAGAAATTCATCTACTACGTATTCTGGATCTAAAAAGGGAGAACTTGGTGTATTCAAAAATGATATTGAATATCTGTTAGGTCTTTGAATACCTTTATGTTGAGTAAAATAATTTTTTAAACTTGATATGGTATTATCTAAATTAGGCATTGGAGAATAATTCTTTTTCTGTTAAAAGTTTAAACACAAAATTGTGTTTCTGGCAGTATAACTCTGCTGCTTTCCATTTGGCAACATTGACAATCCATGTTAATTTTTCTTTTTTAGATGCATTTTCTTTTAACATAGTTTGTTTTTTTGGTTTTACTTCTATCATCCACGATTCAACTTGATCGTTGTTTTTGATTTGAACAAGAAAATCAGGAATGTAGTTTCTAATCTTATTATCTACCGGATTATGGTACGGAACCATAATTTCTTCAAATGACCATTTTACAATGTTCTCATTTCCATCACAAAATTTGCATACGCTGCGTTCCCATAAAGAACGGCAATGGATAGAATCTGGATTCCCCACATATTTTTGTTGATTTAAAGGAACATATTTAGTTCTATACGCCATTAAAATATTTATCAAAATCATAAATATTATTAATATGGCATACTTTGCACAATACCCATTAGGATCTTATGCTGCAGAACAACCTTTATGGATTAACTTCTATACTGCACCATATTCTTTGAAAAATTTTGAAAGAACTAGATCAGGTATTGTTAATAGAAGTTTTGGAAGAATCCGACTACCTTTACCCAAAGAACCTGGATATTCAGCAAATCACGATTTTGCACAATCTGACAATCCAGTTGGACCTGTTTTGAGTATGGGTGGTGTAGCAAACTCTGGTGGATTTGGTAAGTTTGATACATTATTTGATCGTACATTGCAACCAGCACAGTTTTATTCTGAAAAGCAATTTGCCACATCAACATATAGACGTTTTTCAAATATTACTGAATTGTCCATGATCAGTGAAGCAAGAAAAACTTATCAGTTTGATTATATCTTTGCTCCACATAATGCTAGTGAGAGTGTAGCTGTAGAAAATATTGTAGCGTCTTTTAGAAAATGGTCTTATCCAGCAATTGCTGACTTTCCTGAAAGAACATATCCGCAAAATTTATGGACAATTGTAGTAACTAAGGGATCTCAGCCATCATCATTTGAAAACTTAACTGAAGTATGGCTTGGCGAACCTTTACCATGTGTATTACAAAGTGTAACCGTTAAAAAGAATGATAGAGTTGATCCTATTGTAAGATTTTTACCAAACGGTGCTTCTTCATATACTCTAATGTCTTTAGTTTTTGTAGAGTTTGAAACCGGTACCTTTGTACCATCAGCAAATTATATTTGGTCTAAATCGGAAGTCTCATATAATACTTTTGGATATGCACAATAATTAAATTGAGTTTAATATGAAATTTTTTACTAATTTACCAAAAAGAACATATAGCACTCCAATAGGAGATATTAATTTATGTGATTTTTATAGTTTTTATAATAAAAACTTAGATAATAAAAGACAAATCAATATTATTATTGATAATCAAACTACTTTAATTGAAGCATCATTGTCTGCATTTAATGATCCTGATTCATTATGGGTTTTCTTACATTCAAATAATAAAATAAACCCGTTTGAATTAACTAAAGAAAATGCTACAACATATATTGCAGAGAATGAAGTTAAAACCTCATTTAACCCTATAACAGTTACATCAACCAGTTTTTCTCCTTCAGGTATTACCTTTAATCCTCCAGCAGGAAGTATACTAACAGAATATCTTGGATCAACCTCGGGAAATCCGTGGGATTATTCTTATGTTGGTAATTTTAATTTAAATGGAAGTTTTGCTCTTGTTGAAAAATCAAATTCTTATAACACGTCTACAACAGTAAAACCTGGTTATTTAACGGGAGATGGAGAATCACCACTTATATACCCATCCCCCACACCTGTAACCAATTTGACATTTTTATATAGTGGCGATACTTATTTTTCTACTGCTAATAGTGTAAATGCTAATAATAGTATTAAATTTACTGATAGTACAGAAAAACAAGTTAGTACTAAAAATGATAAACAAATTTTTACTACACGTGGTGGAGAAAAAGTTGATACTGTAAGTAATTTTATAACTTCATCTCTTACTGGTAGTAATAACATTACAGTAAATCAAGAGATTACAAGTGAAACAAAACAAATTAATGTCATTTCTTCTTTAGATTTACCTTCATCTTTATCTACTCTAGTGACACCTAAATATTCTGGTATATGAATCCTAAATCAAATCCTTTTAATTCCCCTTTAGTTGGGATATTTTTACAAAATGATGATGCTAGCACATCATTAAACATATTCACAAGTAATGAAGAATGTGAATATCATAGATTAGAATTAACAGAAAGTTTATTTGATGTTTTTCCTTCTGGTGTTTTAATTGTAAAAGATAAAGCCGATTTTATTTCTAGAGTTGATCAATATGGTATCAATTATATAAAATTTGTTTATGAAAGTGGTGGAACAGATACATTTAGAATTCATGCTGTTGCCAATTTAAATAATGCTGCATCTGCCACTGAAGAATCATATGCTTCTATACAGTTTAGTAATCAATTTTACTTTTATTGTCAAGAAAATACTTTAGCAACTGTTTTAAATAATCCAAAATCTAAAGTATACAGAATAGATAAGTTTTTTGAAGAAATTATTCAAAAAGTTGGAAACCCGTATTTACAAACTGGTGGAATTATATCTCCAACAGATAATTATATGTGTTATAGGGCTTTAAATCCTAAATTAGATGGAACTGAAGTCCCTGCAGATAATATTCCAGAATATTTAAATTATCTTACTAATTATTCTGTTCCATTAACTAGTGGTGTTTATTCTAGTTATAGTAATAAACCAAGATATGTATTTTGGACCAATTGGGGTAATTATCTTAATTTAAAATATATATCTTCAGTTGCAGATGATGTTGAGGGAAAATTGGCTTTAAACGATTATAATTTGCGTTATGCAATTTATTCTGGTGATCAGTCACAACAAGCAATGAACGGTAATGTATATAAAAAAATATACAATTACAGCACCAACCAAGGTATACAGTTTATAACTAAACAATATTATTATGTAAGAAAAACTCCAAAAATTTTAGATCTTCCTAGAACAGGTGGAAACACATATAGTGATTTGGCTTATCAATTTCTAGATGAAGGTTTAAAATATAATATTGATATAGTAGGAAATACTTCGGGTATAAATGGATTTGCAAAAGGCTCTGAAGAATTAGAATATTCTGGAGAATGGGGATATGTAGATGATGGTTTGGGATCTAATAAAAATTCAGTATCTACATATATGTCAAATCAATATGGAGTAGAAAAATCTTATAAAGCATTTAACCTTGCTGGAGTTTCAGGAGCCTATGAATTTATTGATAATGGTGAAATGTGGAAAAATGTATTTGATTTAACTCCTTTAGATCCATATTATCCTACACAGACACCATCATCGGATGATGCTTCTGGTAGTAACTTACAAAAAGTTTTAGATATAAAATATAATTCTTTAGTTCGTGTTTCTGGGTCTACTGCCAATAATCAATTAGAATTAATAAGAAAAATAGAATTACAAAATTTTGTTATGTATTCTTTATGTTGTATGGGGAATGATAGTGACGATTCATTCTTTGCAGTATTGACATCAGTTAGTGAAAATCCTTCTGCTATTGGTGGAGGATCTGGAGTTAAATGGATATATGGTTGGAATAAAATTAATTTTTCTCCTGTTACTGTCACTAATGATCCAAATCAGTTCTATACTCCAAAAGATATTATGGAGTTATCACACTGGGTATTAGATCCAAATATAAAATCTGCACCAACTCCATCTGCAGCAAATGTTGATACTTATGCAATTAATTTAAATGAAGCAAATAATAGTGTTACTGGAACTGATGCAAGATATGCTCCAGGATGGAATGCTCCACCTTCGGGGTTTCAATATAGACCAATAGGTGTTTTAACAACATGGGTTCCTGCAAGTACTGCACCTATAAAGCATGTGGTAAAAATGTATAAAAGATCATGGAAAGATATTATTAATACTGCAGGTGTACCAGTAACTGAGTACAGTTCATCATATGATGGGAAATATTTATATTACTTTACTGCAGAAAATATCTTAGATGGAACATGTCCAACATAATACCATATTATGCCTAATACAAATCAAATAAAAATATATCCGTATACTATTGCTAAAAATGCACTAACACCTGTTACATCACGTGACAGTTATGATTGTGTCAATTCTGAAATAACACGAGGTTTAACATCATCTCCTCCAACTTTACAAGCATGTTTTGATAATTTTCCAGCAATTAAGAAAATTTCAGAAGGACTGGGAGTTACTCCATCAACTTTGTGGACGGGACCTACTGGGACTGTTGCACCAAAGGGAACTCTGGTATTAAGAGATCTTTTAACTGGTTTGACTGGTGGAGAATGCGAAGGTATAAAGTCATCTTTAGGACCTTCCTGGTTAGGTTGTCTGTGGGGAACTCCAGAAGCACCGTTTAGTTGTGTATGCCCAGAAGTTGGTGATAACTATGCTGCATACCTAAAACACAGATTAAATGTTGCTACTTTTTGGAAAACCCCAGTTAAAGTCCCAGTAGATAGAAGAGAATTTTTGGATGGATTAAAATATCAAACAAAAATTGAATTGACTGTTGCTGGTGATTATAATATAAGACCGGGGTTTATAGTTGAACTATTAGTAGACCATCCAACTCGAACCCCTATAAATACCGGTAAGTCTATATTTTCGGGGTTATATATGATACTTTCTGTTAAACATATCTTAAATAGTGGTGGAACACACGAGACAGCTTTAACTGTAACTCAGATTCCAGATAAATAATTTTAATGCAGAATACAGATTTTTCAATACTCCTTGAAAAAATACCAACTACTAATAGCACTACTGATATCGCTATGGTAAGTGGCTATAATAGTATTGTACAAAAGATATCCCATTTATTTAATACTAATAAGGGAGAATTAACATCTGATAAAAATTTTGGTTCAGATTATTATGTTTATATATTTGACCCTATTAGTAATAAAGAAGTATTAGAAAATACTATGTCACATTATATTCAAGCCTCTATTCAAGGTGTAACAGATGTTACTGTTGAGTTATTTTCTTATACTCAAAGTATATTGCAGTTTAAAGTTAAATTTGGTTATTTTGATGGAATAAAATTACAAGGCAATATATATTGCAATATTGAGGTAAACATATAATGGCATATAATACAAAAGATTTGAATGTTTCTTCTTTAGACTTTACTGATATAGTAAATTCTTTAACTCGTTTTTTATCGGCACAACCAAGTTTATCTAGTATTGATTTTAAAAATTCTTCTAGTGCAGCAAATATGTTTATTAATATATTGGCTACAGCTACTGCCTATAATGGTGCTTATAGTTATTTTGGATTTAATGAATCATTTAAAATTTCTGCACAAAATCTAGAATCATTTTCTGGATTAGCTGCAAATGAATCTATTGTATTACCATTTATTCAATCAGCAAACACAGATATAACTTTAGAAGCTTCAGCAGTTATTCCTGCATATACTTCATTTTCATCACAAGCCATAGATGGAACTAATATATTATTTTTTAATATTGAAGATATTGCTATAGGTACCAATGTATATACCTTATATTCTGGTACACAGGCTGTAAGTTATACTGATTATAATTTTGAGGGTCAGTATATAATGGTTCCATTAACTGTTGATCCACGTACAATTACTTTTGTTACTACTAATGTTACAACTAATGTGATGACTGCTTACACAAGAGTTGATAGGGGTTCAGAAGCAACTACTTCTGGTAATTATTTTACAGTAATCAATGGACCTAGTGGTTACATGGTTACTAATAATTTTATTAATTCTACTCCAATTGATTTAAATGTACGTGTTGAAGTTATTGGATTGACTACTAATGGTAGTAAAGGTAATGATGCAACAATAACTCCACTAAGTTCTACTATATTTGTAAGCAACCCTACACCATCTGGTGGTTATGATAATTTGAGTGTAGAACGTGCTAGAGCAACAGTATTATTTAATGGCAACGGTAGAAAACGTTGGGTCACATTAAATGATCTTAAATACGCTATAATGTCTTCTGGAATTTTTGGCACAGATGATGAAAGTTCAATTACTGTTTCAAATGGAGTAACTCCATATTCAGTAAATGTTTATGTAAACGCTTCATTGTCACCAGCAGATCAAACATCATTATTAACATTTTTATCTAATATAGGTCCAGCCGGAATAACAATTAATTATACCCTATGATTTTATTATTTCATCATCTTCCAGTATCTTTAAAAGTCAAAGTTGACAAATTTGTCGAAAAGGTAATTAAATATTATGGCTCTGAATTTTATAATATTCAAGGCGAATACTGGTTTGGTGATAATCTAACTATAAAATCTTTATTTCCCTCATGGATTATTAAAGAATATGATGACAATACTGAAAATGTAT